TCGACACGCACACGGTCGTGGCGATCCTTCCGCGCGTGCTCGCAGCGTCGGCGATGTATGCGGTGGCATCGGCCTGCCGGACGGACACGAACTGGCGCCAGCTTGCGAAGGTCGTGACGGAAGAATTCCGCGCCGGCGCCAAGGCCTCCGCTGATCAGCTGAACGAGTCCTACCGCGAGGAGGAGCCGGCATGAGGGCGCTCGCGATCCGCCAGCCCTGGCCGTGGGCGATCTTCTCGGCGCCGCAGGATCTGCGCAAGGATGTTGAGAACCGCGACTGGTGGACATCCTTGCGGGGTCGGATCGTCGTGCACGCCTCGGCGAGACCTGGCGAAAAGCGATGGGGTGAAGAATGGAGCGATTACTGCGCCACCGCACGCCATGTGTCCGAGGGGCGGATCAGTCTCAACCTGGCACTGCTTCCCGCCCATGACGCGCTGACGTTTGGCGCGCTGATCGGCACCGTCGAGATCGTCGATTGCATGACGTCGCACCCGTCGCGATGGTTCTTCGGCCCGTATGGTTTTGTGTTGCGTGAACCGCGTCTGTTTCCAACACCGATCCCGTTCAAAGGCGCGCAGAAGTTCTTCGACGTGCCGGACGGGATTCTGCCGCTCGGCTGACCGATGCGCATCACCGCCTTCGCAACATCAAACAGATTTCAATGAACCCCCGCCGGCGGGTCGCCGGTTAACATGGAGACGTGACACATGAACGTGCATGCGACGAAAGAGGCGGCGGCCGCCTCGATGCTGATGAAAGCCGATCCGAACCTGCCCGCGTTGATCGTGACCGGGACGCAATCGATTGCCATCCGGGTCGGCACGACCTTCGACGGTCACGCCTTTGACGTCGAGACGCCGGTCCTGCTGCCGGACACGTTGTTCGCAGGCTTCGACTATGTGATCGCCGTTGACCGCATGGGCGTCGCCATGGCGGTTGCGATCGAGGTGCCGCCGCCGGACGATTCCTGCCTCGGCGGCTTCCACTTCGCACCAGGCGGCAACGCCGGCGCGCGCGCCGGCGGCGATGACGTTCCCGCGATCAATCCGTTCTCGTTGTGGGACGTGAATTTTCGCCCCAGCTGTCCCGATCCGCGCGGCATGGCCTTGGTCGAGGGGCCGGATGGAAAATTCTGGTGTGACATCTACCTGCTCGGCGTGAGCCATCTGCACGATGGCACCAGCCGGTTCGGCAAGACGATCGCCGACGGCCGCGATCCGCCGGAGAATCCGGCCGGCGGTCATTTCAAGAAACTCGACTACGACACGGCCTGCGCGGTGATGAAACATCACGGCAAAAGCCTGTTGAGCACGGAAGAGTTCGCCCGCGCCGCGATCGGTGGAACGGAGCGAACCGCGCGTGAGGAGGATCCGGAGATCACCGGCCTCGATGCCCCGCGCACCAGCCGCCGCGGCGTGATGCAGGCTTTTGGCAGCATGTGGGTGTGGGGCCACGACGGCGATCCCGACGAGCCGCGCGCGTCCCTCTTCGGCGGTTCCTGGCTGGACGACGGCAGCGCTGGCTCGCGCTACGCGAACGTCGGCAACTGGCCGGACGACTCGAACGGGAACCTGGGCGCCCGGGGCCGCAGTGACCACCTGAATCTTGGATAGCCGCCGCGACAGCGGCGGTTCGCGAATCTCTCACCGAAACCCTGCCGGCGGGACGCCCGGACAACATGGAGACGTAACACATGAACGTGCATGCAAAGAGCGAGACGGCATCGCCGCTCTCGAAACCTGATCCGAACCGGACGGCACTGATTGTCACCGGCCCGCGGTCGATCGCGATCCGGGCCGGAACGACCTTCGATGGTCGCTTGTTCAAAACGGATACGGCGGTTTCGATGCCGCCAACTCTCGCTGCCGGAGCGGACTATGCGGTAACCGTGGCGAATGGCGAGGCTGCCGCATTCCTGCTGGACGCACCACCGGTCGCCTCGTCCTATCTTGGCGGCTTCCACTTCGCGCCAGGCGGCAATGCCGCGGCGCGCGCCGGCGGAGATGACGTTCCTGCGATCAATCCGTGCTCACTGTGGGACGTGAATTTTCGCCCGGCGTGCGCCGATCCGCGCGGCATGACCCTGGTCGAGGGGCCGAACGGAAAATTCTGGTGCGACATTTATCTGCTCGGCGTCGATCACCTCGAGCATGGGACCAGCAGGCTGGGCGCAACCATCGCCGACGGCAATGATCTGCCGATGCTGGGTGAGCGCGAGGCCTCGCAGCTGGATTATGAGACCGCCGTCAAGGTGATGACCCATCACGGCAAGCAGCTGCTCGCGCTCGACGAGTTTTTCGCCGCGACATTCGGCGTGACCGAAAAGACCTCCTGCGGACGCGATCCGAAGAAGACGAAGCTCGATGCGCCGCGCACATCGAAGTGGGGCGTCATTCAGGCGACCGGCAATCTTTGGGTCTGGGGCCACGACGGCGATCCCGACGAGCCGCGCGCGTCCATCTTCGGCGGTTCCTGGCTGGGCGGCGGCGGCGCTGGCTCGCGCTGCGCGAGCGTCGACTACTGGCCGGACAGCTCGGACGGGAGCCTGGGCGCCCGGGGCCGCAGTGACCACCTGCAACTTGACTAGCGTGCGCGACAGCGCACGCGCGTGATCCAGCCATGACGGCGATCGTCAGAGACGAAAACTCGGCAACCGACGCTCTGGCGATCGTCGAAAAGTATGAGGCCTTTGTGAGCTACCTTTACCCGATCCTGCAGACCAGTCCGCGCAAGCACGGCGTTCTTCGCGACGTCGTGCTCGCGCAGCTGTTCTCGCCGATCGGCGGCCTCTACCACGCCGCAAAGTCGAAACAGGTCTCGCGGCTGCATGTCGTCGATGCCGAGTTCGCAACCTTGCGGTCACACCTGCGCTTCCTTGTCGGCGCCGGCATCCGGATCATTACCCCGCATCAGCACGAGGTCGCACTCTCGCTCCTCTCTGAACCGGGACGGATGCTCGGCGCGTGGATTCGGAAGCTCAACAGTTCGGGCGCGGCGACGCGCCCGATAGGGCAGGCGGGGAAATGATGCCGCCGCGCGCGTCCATCTTCGGCGGTTCCTGGCTGAACGACGACAACGCTGGCTCGCGCTACGCGAACGTCGACAACTGGCCGGACAACTCGAACGAGAACCTGGGCGCCCGGGGCCGCAGTGACGACCAGAAATTTCCCGCTCGGCGGCAACTACGGTCTCGCCGGCAGATCATGATGCGCGAACGGGGCAAGCCCCGCGCGCGCTGTTGGTGGTCAGCCCGCCTGTCCTGCTTCGGCGAACACATTTCACGGTCCGGCATAGCGGGGCGTAGCGGGGTTTTTCCCCCGTCGAGACCCGCGGCCGGTTTTTCATCTGAATTTATTGATCGCGAGCATTTCATGGGCAAGCGCTACCGCAATTTGATCGGCCTCATCACGTCACCGCGCAATCTGGACAAGGCGCTGCGCCTGACATCCGCCGGCAAGCGGCTCACGCCCGGTTATCTGGACTTCAAGGAATACGGACCGCTGAATCTGGCCGACCTCGGCCGCGAGATGGCGGATGGAACCTACGTTGCGGGCGCGCCGCACGAATTCCACATCTTCGATCCAAAACTGCGGCTGATCTCCGCGCTGCCGTTCCGCGATCGTGTGGCGCAGCAGGCGCTCTGCCTGGTGATCGCGCCGATCTTCGACCGCGCCCTGCTGCCGCGCTCTTTCGCCTGCCGGCCGGGCAAGGGAACGCATGCCGGCGTGATGCTGCTGCAGGCAGACCTTCGCCGCGAAGAGCGCGGGGGTCCGGTTTACTTTCTGAAGACGGATTTTTCCGCGTACTTTGCCTCCATCGACCGCTGTGTGCTTTGGCGGTTGATCGAGGCGAAGATTTCCTGCCGCGCAACCAAAACCCTGATCGAGGCGATGGTGCCGCGCGACGGCATCGGCCTGCCGATCGGCAGCCTGACGTCGCAGATTTTTGCCAACCTCTACACCGGCGCGACGCTCGACCGGCACATGCAGCAGACGCTCGGCGAGCGGCTTTGGTATCGCTACATGGACGATCTCGTCGTGCTCGGCCGCTCCAGCACGCACCTGCGCGCGCTCAAGGAAGAGATTGAACGCTTCGCCGCCCGCGAACTCGGCCTGCGCTTCTCGAAATGGAGCATCGCGCCCATAGCCCGCGGCGTGAACTTCCTCGGCTATCGCATCTGGCCCACCCACAAGCTTTTGCGCCGCGACAGCGTCACCCGCGCAAGGCGAAAGCTCGCCGCCTACCGCGCGAGCGGCGACATCGAGCGCGAGCGAAAATTCCTCGCCGCATGGCTCGGCCACGCGCGATGGGCGGACAGCGCGAATCTGATCCGGAGTCTGGGACTGGTACTGCAGAAGGAGCGTAGATGATGGCGCTCCACGAACAATGCACTGGCGCGACCGACGAGTGGTACACGCCATGGCATGTCTTCAAGGCGCTCGGCTGCTCGTTCGACATGGACGTGGCGAGCCCTGGCAAGCTGAAGACGCCGTGGATTCCGGCCGCGTACTTCATATCGGCCAACTCGCTGATCTATCCGTGGGAAGGCTTCGTCTGGATGAATCCGCCGTTCGGCGGGCGGAACGGAATGGTGCCGTGGCTCAAGAAATTCTTCGAGCACGGCAACGGCATCGCGCTGACGCCTGATCGCACCTCGGCGCCATGGTGGCAGGAGTTCGCCCCGCGCGCCGATGCGATTCTGTTCGTCGCGCCAAAGCTGAAGTTCATCGGCGCAGACGGGAAGCCCGGCACCTCGCCGGCGCAAGGCACATGTTTGATGGCCGCCGGCAGGCGCGCGCTCGAACCGCTGTATCGCGCTGAGAGCCTTGGCTTTCTGATGAAGCCTGCGAGGCCGGGACAATGAATGCGCCGCAACGCATCCAGCGCAAGCGCACCAAGGGCTGGAAGATGCCACAGGACACCGTTTACGTGGGCCGTCCGACGAAATGGGGCAATCCCTTCGTCGTCGGCAAGCCGGGCGGCGCCTACTCGCCGCTGGTTAAGGACCGGCGACACGCCTGGCAGCTGTTTCGCTCGGTCGCTCTCAGCAACGAGAAGCTGATCGCCACGGCGCGCGCCGAGCTGCGCGGGAAACATCTCGCCTGCTTCTGTCCTCTACCCTCACAGCCCTACGAGCCGGACCGTTGTCACGCGGCCGTTCTCCTCGAGATCGCGAACGCACCTGCATGAGCCCACGCCTCTCAATCATTCCAGCTGGCGCGGTCACCGATCCGTCGCTGGAGCCGCGCGACCTGCAGGTGCTTTGCCTGCTCGGCCGGCACACCGACAAGGATTCCGGCTGGTGCCGGCGCAGCCAGGTGAAGATGGCGAAGGAGATCAGTTGCGGCCGGGCCACGCTGCAGCGATCGCTGGAGCGGCTGGTGGATGCCGGCTACGTGCAGAAGAAGCAATGGAACGTGGCGGAAGGCGCGGAACACGTGCAGCCCAGCGCGTCGTATCTCTATCGCGTGATCCTCGATCGCGACGACGGCGACACGGCTGATCGGGCCGATTCCGACGAGGACGAGCCGACGGCGAGCCATGCACCGGATGCATCGGAAATGGGGGAAGGGGTGCCCGCTGGTGGGCACCCCCGTGCCCGCCCAGATGGGCACCCCGTGCCCACGCATGCACGGGCACCAAGAACGTCTCCTTCTAACGATAAGATTGAGAGAGATGCGCGCGCGAGCCACGAGAAGACAGCGAAGTTCATCGTGGCCTTCGAGGCGCGGTGGCCGACGTCGATCGCCGACAGCGCGCAACGCACGGCCTACGCCGCGGCCGAGCTCAGCGAGGCCGAGCAGGATGCGGCGCTTGCCGGCATCGGGCCGTTCTTCGAGGAACTGAAAAAGCTGGGACGAAAGCACAAGCCGGCCGGGTTCACGTACCTCGAGGAAAAGCGCTGGACCAAGCTTGCCGCACCGGAGCCCGCGCGTCGTGGCGGCTACCACGAGGACGGCAGCGTCGAGATGAAGGCGATCGCTGCGGCCTACGAAATTGCGGGTGTCGGCGGATATTTCCGCAGCGTGATGAAACGGCCCGGCGTGCCGCTGTTCTACGCCCATGTCGTCGATGCGCGCTTGCTCGCGCTGGCCAACATGCCGGGCGCCGATGACTGGCCTGTGGTCGATCATCGGCAGGCAGCTGCGTGGGAGGAATTCCTGCGCGCCTACGTCACCGTCCAGTCACGCCGGCGCTTTGTGGAAGGCCTGCGCGCGCCGTGGGCGTGGCCGCCGAGCATCGAAGGCAAAATCTACGACATCACCGGCTCGCCATCGGTGCCCGAACTCAGCGACGACGATGCCGATGCGCTTGCGAAGGAAGGGGTGCGATGAACATGGCCGGAAACCTGGACAAGGCGTTTAAGGACGCCGAGTTGCTGGCTGAAAGGATGACTCGCGAGGAATTGGGCCACCTTATCGTGTTGCGACAGACAGGCAGCGTTCCCGTTCGTCGCACTGAGGCTGAGCATTGCTTCGAGCCATGGTTCATCGCACGTGTCGTTTCCAGCAGCCACAGGCGCGCGCATCGCTCGCTGTCTCGCGAAGGGTTCGAGGTCTATTATCCGGCCGGGCGCGTGCTGCGGCCGCTTCCGAAGCGCTTCATTGCGCCTAACAAACGCAAGAACCATCAGGTCTATCTGCAGCAGGATGTTCGCACGCCCTATGGCGACTATGTGTTTCTGCGCTATCTGTTCGGCCATTGGCCGCTCGACAGCCTGTTTCGGCTTGATGGCGTCGCCGGCATTTGCATGGTCGGCGATCAGCCGGCAATGGTGCACGATTACGAGGTCGAGCTGCTGCGCCTGGCGGAGTTTGATGGCACCTATGATCGTTGCGAGGTGCCGGCGATCAGCGCCAAACAGCTGAAACTCGCGCATATCCGTCCGACCGAAGCCGCACAAGAACGGTGGAAGGACCGCACGGTTGCCGCCAGCATCCTTGACGAATCACGCAGGACGATCCACTTCGTCGAGGAGTTCGGGCGCATCACCTGCGTCGTCACCTCGTAGCTGGAGACCCCAAGGGCCAGAATCGGGATTGATGCGAAGCCCAACAGGGTGTCACGCAAAGTGCCGTGCAATGGAGGCCAGCGTGGCTTTCGACCATAAGTTCGTCGTCAACACGATCGGGGAACAGACGGCAAAGCCCCTCAAAATTACGATGTGCAGTGTTTGCGGTGGTACGCCGCGCAAGAGTATCGGCAATGGTGCGTCAATTGAGAAGTCGCTGACGCGCGATTGCCCTGGCGTAGCGCTCACGACTGATCAGGTTTCGAGGGTCGCGGACGGCAAGCTGGATTTTCGGGCAGGTGAGTGGATCGAATTGAACTGAAGCCCCGGCATCGCCTGGGGCTTTGTCGTTTCAATGGACATAGGATGTGCGGTAGTGCTCCTGCCCTGCCGCTGCCCTCCTTGGGCGTTTCCTCCCTAGACTTGGGCCGCTTGTTTTCACGAGCGGCCCTTTTTCTAGTGTATGGCCCAGCAGTTCGGTTTTCGCCTCGACATCTCGATGGATATCGATCGGCTGACCCGGTCGCTGTCGCAACTCGAACATGAGAGCATTCCGTTCTGGACCGCTAATGCTCTGACCAAGACGGCGCAGGATATCAAGACCGCCGAAGTCGAGGAAATGAAGCGGGTGTTCGATCGCCCGACGCGCTTCACCCTCAATGCGCTGTACATCAAGCCGGCGACGAAGCGCGATCTTACGGCCGCCGTGATGTTCAAGGATGAGGGCGGCACACCCGCATGGCGTTATCTGGGCCCACAGGTTGAGAGCGGGGTGCGTTCGCACAAGGGTTTTGAGAAGCGCCTGATCGCCATCGGCTACATGCATCCGGATGAGTTCGTTGTGCCAGGCAAGGGGGCGCAGCTGGATGCATACGGGAATATCTCGGGCGGCCTATGGCAACGGATCATCTCTGATCTCGGGTTGCAGCGTGATCCGCTACAGAACACGACGGCTGCTGCACGCAAGCGCAACAAGTCGAAGAAGCGCGGGCGTTACATAGTGCTGAGGCCTGACTGGCCGGTGCAGCCGCTCTACGCCAACCTGGTGCGGGACATACCCCCGGGCATCTACCACAAGGCGTCCGGAGGTAATGCGATCGTGCCCGTCGTGATGTTCGTGCGCACACCGAACTACAAGAAGCGGCTCGACTACTACGGGCTCGCCAAGCGAGTGCTGCAGCAACGCTTCGGTGCGAACTTCAGGCTGGCGATGCAGAAGTACCCGCACCGCTCGATGCGATGAGGGGCGCGGGTCCTTCCAGCCCCTCCTCCCCCTGCGAGTAATTCGAAC